AACAGGGAACCAATCGGCAGAGAGCAAATAGAGTATGGACTGAAGCATGGGGTATTATAACTGAGGACTTTGAAGATAATATCAAACAATCAATCAATACTGCCTTAATGGAATTAGAGGTACTAAAGGATGAAGCTAGAGAAAACAATGATAGACGTGTTTTACTCGAGGCAATTAAGTATGCAAACAAAATTAAAGGTGGGGAAATTGAGAGATCTGAAGTTAAAGTAACAGGCGATATTAAATTAAATTGGGGAAATGAATTATAAAGAAGAAAGAGATAAGGAAATTGAGAAACTACGTGCTAACCCTAGTAGTGGTCAATTATGGAAATATCCAATTGTGCAATGTACTGGATGTGAAGTAGAAGCAGAGCAATTAACTCGCGAACATCCCGAATTTAAGGAATTCTGTGAGATGTCAGGTGTTAACTCAAATGATATGGAGCAGGTATTCCGTAGAGTATGTGAATGTACTGAGGATTTAGAAGTTAAATGGATTAGTGGATTTTGATGAAATATAGTATAGTAATTCCAACGCTTTGGAAAAGTAATAGGATTTATAAGTTAGTGGATGACTTAACGAAAAGTGCCTTTGTGGGTGAGGTTATTATTATAGATAACACCCGCGAATTTAACGTTCATAAAGACGGATTAAACGTAGATAAACTACGGGTGTTTCAACCTGAGAAAAACTTATTCGTAGCTGCTAGTTGGAATAAAGGAGTTGCCTTAGCTAGGTTTGAAGAGGTTGCTTTATTAGGCGATGATGCTAATTTTGACCCTAATGTATTTGGATACTTAGCTACTATAGATGGTATTGTAGGACAGTCTTCTAATAACTACCTACATCACTACCCAAATAATGGTAATTATTTTGTAGAGCCATTAGGTGAAGGAAGACCTTGGGGTTGGGGTTGCATTATCACATTTAATAAAAAACATTGGATTGATGTTCCAGAGCAACTACGTGTGTGGTATAATGATGATTTTATCAATAAGAAAAATCCAGCACCACAGTATGTTTTAAATGGATTAAAAATAGATACTGAAATGTCAACGACAAGTGATTTACCTGAATTTAACTCAATTAAGAAGGAAGATGAGAGATACTGGAATAGTATAAAATGAATGTAGATTTATTTACAATAGGAAGTTATTATAGAAAAATAACCTACGTAGATGATCGAATGGTAGAATGGGAAGATAACTGGGGTAACGGTGAACATTATAAACTAATAGATAATAAATGGACACCAATAAAATCATACAACCCACATATTGTAATCCAGCGTAGACGAAAATATAATACTTGGGACAAATGAACATAACATTATTTACTCCTCACCCTGGACAGCTAGCAGTGATAGATGGGTTTGCTGATAGTGAACATAAGTTCTGTTGTGTTGCTACTGGTAGACAGTTTGGTAAATCATTACTAGGACAAAATTTATTATTATATTGGTTATTAAGTAATCCAAATAGTAAAGGTGCTTGGGTATCTCCTATCTACCTCCAATCAAAGAAAGTATTTCAAGAATTATATAATGCCGCTAATCAGGTTATAGATCAATCAAATAAAGCAGATCTAACGCTTAAATTTGTTAATGGTTCTACATTGCAGTTTCTATCTGCAGAGAGATACGATAGTATCCGTGGTTTTTCATTCAATTATGTTGTTATAGATGAAGCGGCTTATATTAGAGAGGAGGCTATTAATGAGGCTATTTTACCTACCCTAACAGCGATTGGTAAGAAATGCCTTATTATTAGTACTCCAAAATCTAAAAATTGGTTCTATCAATGGTATTTGCGTGGTAACACGTCTAATAACGTCTATACTTCATTTAAAGGTATATCTCATGATAACCCGCACGTAGATATTTCCTTCATTATAGAACAGGAAAAATCATTACCACCTGAAATTTATAAACAGGAATATTTAGCCCAATTTAGTGAAGCATCAAATGATGTGTTTACCAATGTTGACAACGTATGTATATTAGATGAATGGAATGGACCCAAAACAGGAACAAGATATTTTGCAGGAATTGACCTTGGCCTGTCAAATGATTACTCGGTACTCACCATTATTGATGAAGTGGGACGAATTTGTTATATTGAGAGGATTAATGGAACGTCTTATGCGGAGATTACAAGCGCGTTTACAACTACTATCGGACGATATAAAATCAAAGGAGGATATTGCGAAATTAATGGACCTGGTAGACCAGTATATGAGCAATTGTCAAGTTACAATAGGAAAATTCAACCCTTCACAACCACCAACGAAACTAAAAACAAAGGAATAAGACAACTTATATATGATATTCAAGAGGGTACTTTAATGCTTCCATCTCAAAAATTATTTCCACATCTTTATAACGAGTTAAATTCATATACCTACAAGATTAATAATACAGGCACATTATCATTCTCACATCCCTCAGGGTTACATGATGATTGTATAATGTCCTTAATGTTAGCAAATGAAGCTAGAACTAAACTTGCATTCTCAAAAAATAAATTGTATGTTAGTGGTAATGTAAAACCTACCTTCGGTAATATGTATTGATAACGAAGAAATCATTGTGACTTAGTTTTACCATTTGTATTTTTTTTATTCTTCGTTTCCTTAGGTGCCCTCGAAAGAGGGCACTTTAATTAATGTCATCGAGACTATAAAGTTTAAATATAATATGTATTATCGATGAAAAAAGTACACATAGATTTACCAGAATATTTCACAGTCAATCATTATAGAATGTTTGATGGGTTTGCTACTATGGGAGACCAAGAAGCAGTAATTGAGATGGTTGCATCTCTTACGGAGCATACCATTGAGGAAATTAAAGAATGGCCAGTACAGTTAATTGTTAAGGTACATAATGAGCTAAATAAAATGTTAGCTAATATGGAGCCTGAATTTTATCCTGTTATTGAGTGGAAAGGTAAGATGTATGGGTACCAACCAATGCATAAGATGACAACTGGTGAATACATTGATGTAGATAATCTATCTAAGGACACATTAGGTAATTTAAATGAGTTATTAGCCGTATTATACCGTCCTATAACGCGTAACAAATTGTCTTCATGGAAGTGGTTGACTAAAGCTCACTTCAAAGCTATAGGCGGTAATGTAGAAAATGCATTTAAATACTATGATGTAGAAAAATACAATACAGATAGTAGAAAAGAGCAAGCTAAGGAGATGGATGAATTTCCAGCCCAAGTAGCATTAGGTGCTATGACTTTTTTTTTAAGCACCAAGCTTCAACTCTCAAAAGATACACAAACCTCTTCCCTAAATTGGGACAAGATGCAAGTGATGATGAAGGAGGAGACGAAGAGCAAGATCAAATTAGCATTGCGCAACACTATGGCTGGTTATATACTCTCCACGACCTTAGCAAAACCTCGGTCTTATCCATTACAGGTGATAAGGCAATAACGGACTTAAATATTATTTTCGTTTTCAACTATTTATCAATGGTATTTGAAATCGAAAGAGAAAAACAATCAAAAATTAAACAAGATGAGCGAATTAGATCAGCAAGAAATAAGTAGTGGTACCTCGGGAAAGAGTACTATTAAGTATCCTGAAGCACCTAAAGTAAAGGCACCTAAAGTAACACTAGATGATGATGCTATTAAAGTATTAGCATTTAGAGATAGAGCACAAGATAATGCTAATCTTATATCAGCACAAACAGGTGTAGGTAAAGAACGTGTAATAGAAATCTTAGCAAAAAACCCTAGATAATGAAATCGTATAAGAACATAGTAGAGGATTTTCAATCAGCTTGTGATCAACACATTGCAATTAAATTTTTTGCTGATGGTAGTTTAGATAAGTTAGATGCTACCTCTCAAAATGTTACTTATCCATTTGCTTTTTTACGTCCATTAACATCACCGGGTATTGATTTAAATGCTCAAGGTATTTCAGGTCAACGTACGTTGACTTTTGAACTTTATATGATGGATGTTCCTAAATTAACTGATAGTGATTATACAAGCTTAATGTCTGATTTAGAATTGTATTTGTATGATGTTATTGCTTGGTTTAACTTAGGATCACAGCAACAAGATTATCAAATCGGTTTAAATAACATCTCACCTTTAAATGAGGCATTTGAAGATAGAGTATGTGGGTGGGTAGGCAACTTAACTATTTTAACTCCATACGTTTTAGATTACTGTAATTTTCCTGACTTACCATAATGGCTAAAGATCCAATTAAAATAGGGTTAGAGAAAGCCGGTCAACGTATTGTTGATCGTATGGTTGATACTCTGTTTGAAAACAGAAGTGTTATTAGTGGTAATTTAGCACGTTCATTAGGATATGAAGTAGAAGAAAACTCTAAAGGTGGTTATTCTTTATTCATCACTGATGACTCAGGACAAGGACGAGGAGGATACAATTATGGTTTATCTGTAGATCAAGGATTAGAGAGAAAACCAGGTAAACAACCACCAGTACAACCTATTATTGAATGGTTAAAATTACGTAGTATAAGCATTCCCTCTGGTTTTACGACGCAGTCATTTGCTTTTGTGATTGCTCGCAGTATAGGCAAGAAAGGACAACGATTTAGACAACCAAAACCATTTATTCAACCGTCGGTTGATTTTGTTTTAAATAGTTACTTGCCTGCTGAATTAGAGGAGCAAGGAGCATTAGTGATAGAACAATTATTAGATAAAATAGCAAAGTAATGGCAATTACAATTAATAAACAGGCAGCATCCCCTAACTTAGCCAATGGTTATTTAGTATACCAGGTAACTAGTACTCAGATTGCTCAAGCGCAATTCCAGTTTGTTGCCGATATTAAATACAATGGTGGTGCATTAATTCAAAGAGTTAAACAACAACCTAACCCTCAAGGTTATGGTGTATTTGATTTTAGTAGAATCATTGCTACTCAATTAGGAGAGACTGATGAAGTATGGAAAATCCAAACAGCACAAACCAACACAGCTTGTGGTTTAGAATTTGATGTAATATTTGGTGAAGAATATGGTACATCAGTATCATCATCTATAACATTATATACAGGATTAGGACCAGCAGGATCACCTGCCAAATCAGGTTCAGCGTATTATTTTTATTTAGATGGTGTAGTTAATCCTAATGAGTTAAGTAATTGGAATTGGGATACTAGTAATAATTTAGATTACGTTAATCCTACCATTAACCCAATAGGTAATTATCAAAATGCATTAACTGATTTCTCAACTAATACTATAAGATCAACTGATTATCATACTATTTCATTTTTAAATGGTAACATAAATGGAACAACTGATTTAGCTACATCAGCTCAGGACGTTTATATTATGGCTGTTAAGGAATATAACTCTACTGGGTCATTAACAAATACAATGTATTGGTATAATTCAGAGGATGTATCAAATGGAGGACCTAGGGCTACTGCAAGTACATTATGGGGTGTTGCTTATGCATCACAATCACAAGCAACTCGATTAATACATTTCCCTGCTGGACCTCAAAATTTCTCTGATGATGGTAACTACTTAGATGCTTCTACGACTTATTACGATTTAGAATTTTATAGTCAAAATACAAGTGGTTCCATTGGTGGGGTATTATGGGGTAGTTATAGATTTAATGTTCAAAATAATTGCGACTATGATGGTACTAGATTTGCTTGGAAAAACCAATATGGTGTTTGGGATTATTTTAATTTCACCTTAGCAGAAGATGCACAAACAGGAATTGAAAGAAAAACATTTAACCAAACATTCTTAAATTACGCTTCAAATACACCCGTTACGTATAATAAAGCAAGACGTGGTGATTTACAATATTACAACGAATTAACAGAAAGATATACAGCACAATCTGATTGGTTAACACAAACAGAAGCTGACAATATAAAAGAATTATTTTACTCAACAAATGTGTATATACAGGATGGGACGAATTTCTTACCTGTTGTAGTTATTAATTCTACAATTGAACAAAAGAAAAACATCCGTACTCAAAAATTATTCCGTTATACTGTTGAATATAAATTTGCAAACGATTTAATTGCTAGAAGATAATGTTAGTATTAAGGTGTACAAATCAAAGTGGTGTCAAAGCTGACTTAGACGTATTAGAACAGATAGACATTAAAGTTGATATCTCAGCTATTGAAGTAGGGGATATTGGGGAAGTGTTTGGGGTATCATCTCAAGCATTTGCTCTTCCTGCTACTAAAAATAATCAAGATTTCTTCGGTTATTTAGATGATTTAGGAGCTACACCTTCAGTAGGATTTATTAATACAATACCTTGTCAAGTATTAAATGATGGTATTGAAATATTTTCAGGTAAACTATACATTGATGATGTTATCACTAACCAAAGAGGTGATACAACATATCAAGTAGTAGTAGTAAATGAAACAGTAGATTTTACAATTGCTGTTAAAAACTTACAAATACAAGATTTAGATTTTAGTGATTTAGACCACGCTTACACTTACGCTAACATATCGGCATCTTGGTCTGATAATTTATTAGGTGGTAGGGTAGTTTACCCTATGGTTGATTATGGAGTTGATTCTGATAACGCATCATCAACAGAAGTAGCAGCAGGTGGTGAAGCAGGAAAATTTGATAACTCAACTACTCCCCTACAAGTTACTGATTTTAAACCAGCTATTAGAGCTAGTTATGTATTAGAAAAAATGTTTGATGCTGTAGGGTTTGGATATACTTCATCATTTATTGAAGATGCTTATTTTGAATCATTATACATTTTAAGTACTCAAGATGATAAACCAGGTTCTTCATTCACTAACCCAGTTTCTCAATCATTTCAAGCGTATGCTACAGGTTCACCAAGCCAAACTATATCACCTTACACAGCAACAACAGTATCATTTCCAAGTGAAACATTTGATAATGGAAATAACTTTGATACTACTCTAGGTAAATATTACGCTGCCTCCGATGGTAATTATACATTCTATTCATTACTTAGATTTAATGAAGATACTAATGTTACCTACAATGATTTTAGACAAGTAAGATTTGAAATACACGTAAATGGTGTAATGCAACAAGCATCATTGCTTAACTGTAAATGGATAGCACCTTCAGCAATTAGGACAATGGTTCTAGGCCCTACAGGTTTAAGTTTAACTACGGGGGATGAGGTAACAATAGTTGTTACGTATCAAGCAATAGCTAATGATTTATTTGTTCAAGCTGATACTAGATTTGAAGGAATAGGTCCTTCTACAGTATTGGGTGGTAATGTTACTATGAATAATATTTTTGACCCTAAAACTAAGGTAGTTGATATCTTAAAAGGGTTAACTCAAAAATTCAACCTAGTAATTGAACCTGTGGAGGGTTCGCGTAATTTACTGTCTATAGAAACGTTTAACGATTGGATCGACCTAGGTACTACAATTGATTGGACTAGCAAAATAGACCGTAATGTAAAATTCAAAATTCAACACCCCTTACAAACACAACCTAAAACACTTGAATTTACTGATGTTGAAGATGTTGATCCTATTAACGCATACAATAAAGCTAATTTTGAAAGAACCTACGGTGAATTTACTTACACTTCAGATAGTGATTTAGCATCAGGTCAAAAGAAAATTGGAACATATTTTTCACCTACTCCTTATAAAGGAATTGCAGGTGCACCACAATTTGTAATTCCTAGATTAACTAAGAAGGAAACAAACCAAGCCGATTCTCCACTTAAATTCAAACCACGTTTATTACATAAAGTGGGTATGAAGGACAATCCAATACAATTACGTGGTAATTATGTTCCTACAAATACATTTAATCCTGGAACTTTCTTCATACAGGATGAGGTAGGTGGTCTACATTATGAGACTAAGTACATGCACTTCTCTCATCTATCTGAATTCCCAGCAAATTATAATACAACTAAAGATTTACATTTTGGAAATACTGTTGGTCCAGGACATTGGCCTTACCACCAAAATGAAGCTAATGGTTATGCCTTACATTCTGCTTTTTACGATTATTGGTCATTTTATGTAAATGAAATGTACGACATTGATGCACGTCTTTTAACGTGTAATGTTATATTAGATCCAAGTGAACTGCCTTCGTTGAGGCTTAATAGTAAGATTTTTATAGACGGTCAATACTACCGTATAGACAAAATTAATGGCGCATCATTACTTAATGAAAGTAGTGTTGAAGTTAAATTATTAAAAACAGCACCTCGTAAAAACAGATATCCTAGAAGAAGAATTATAGACATATATACTGGAGAAAAGTTATATGACATTATTTCTAATGATCCTGGATTAAATGGATTTGTTTCTTATTCAAATTACGATACGGGTGTTGATGTTAAAGGACAAAACGTTATAAACGCAGCATTAAAAGATGGATACTTGTCTTATGTTGGTGGAGATGAAATTGTATGGGAGCCGGACAGAGTTAATCCTCTCAACGTTACAAACAATACTATACAGGGTAACAACACAGTAGATCAAAGTGCTGATAAAGTATTAATTTCAGGTGATTTCAATATTGTATATGAATCAGTTAGAAACTCATCAGTTGTAGGTAATAACAATACATTAGAATACGATACAACATTATCTAATATCTCTGGTATAGGAAATACTGTTGGTGAAGGTGCTACTAACGTTCAAATTGTAGGTGGTAGTGATAATATTATTTTAACTGCCTCATTTGCCGATTCAATTGGTTTATTTAATACAACAGCAGCTACAGTTAATTCATCATCACTCTCTACTATTGTAGGGGGTTATGGGCAAACAATGACTGATGCTGCTCAATCAACTATAATTGGAGGAGTTAATATGTCCTTATCCAACACTGATAATCCAGTAGTTGTTATTGGAGGTGATAATGTTGCAATTACTGGGGGTAATAACCATGTTGTTATAGGGAAAGATGATGAAATTACCGGTTCATTAAACTTAGATAATTATCGTTACAGTACAAACGTATTAAATGGTACTTATTTAGATAACGATTTATATTTAAACCGAGATGGATTCCAAATATCTGCTTCAGCAGGTGGTTATACTTATGCTTACTCAGGTGAAGGCCTGTATAAATGGGCTTATGAAGTAGATTGGTCAGGTTCAGCAGGTGCTGCTCATACAATTGAATTACCCGGTGTTATATCACAAGACCAATACGGTAGAACTATCTTAATTAAAGCAGGAGCTAATATTACAGGTAGTAAAGCTGTTGATATTACAGTAGTAGGTGGAGGTACAATTGATGGCCAATCAACCTTTACATTAGATGAAGCTTATTCATTTGTTGAATTAAGAGCATCTGAATATTACACATTAGGTGGAGAAGCTAGAGATGTGACGGTTGAATGGAGAATAATTGGTTCATCTACTGCTACTGCTGGTGGTGGTGGTAGTACTCCTCCTTTCCCTTATATTGGAGATGCTAGAATTACTGGTTCATTATCTGTAACAGGATCTGTTAATTTTAATGCTGAAATATATTCTACATTCTTATCATCAAGTAGATCTTATGTTTCCTCAACTTCAGCATCATTAGATGGGGTTCAAAATGGTCAAGTCTTTATATTACAACAATCAGGAACACCCCCAATTGCAGGGTATTTAATGATAATGTTAAACAGTGGTAGTGCTGAAATTGTTACTACTGATTTACGTTGTTATGTTAATGCTAATGACCCTACATCTTATCCAGGATCAGGTGCAACTTGGTATGATTTGTCAGGTAATGGTAGGGATTTAACATTAGATGCTACACCAACGTTTGAACTAGGTACTCCAAATTACTTTAATTTTACTGATGGTACAGATGCTGCATCATACAAACCAGGTGGTGTATTAGATTCATTAACCTCACAAGGTGATGAATACACAGTAATGATGTTCATGGCTATTCACAATTCTAGTGCTGGGTATAGAACATTTATTAGAGATGTTAATGGTTCTACAGCTAGTGACTTCTTAATTACAAACACAGGTACTAATACAATGGGTACTTATGGAGCAGGATTTGCTACTTTAGGTATTAATGTTGTAACTGATATTCCATCTTATAGTACTGTATTTAATGGTATTACAATGACAATGGATGATGGTGGTGTTGGGGATGATGTTAAGATTTACTTAAATGGTTCAGCAACTCCACTTGGTTCAAATAACACTCCATTAAGATATGATGGTCCAGGTGTATTTGGTAACCAAGGAACAGGTGCACAACCAGGTGCTAAAATTGCAGCAATATTAGTTTACGATAGAGTATTATCAACCGCAGAAATTCAACAAAACTACAACGCATTAGCAACGCAAATGGGATTATAAAAAAACAATATTTATTAATATGGCACGCACAATAGAATTTGAAATTAACGTAGACGCTAACTATAAGTCCGTAGAGGACTTAAAGAAAGAGATTGCATCCTTAGAAAAGGAATTTGAGACAGTCTCAATTGGCTCTAAACGTTTCGATGAATTAGGCCAAACAATTAAAAAATCTCGTTCCCAACTTAAAGATATTGAGTTACAATTTGAAGCGCTAGATAAAGAACAAAAGGCAGCAGCATTAGTTGATACATTCTCAGGATTAGCAGGTGCTATTGGAGCTGTATCGGGTGCATTTATTGCTTTTGGATCCGAATCTGAGGCAATTGAGGAAGCAGAGAAAAAATTATTAGGTATTATCGCTGTAGTACAGGGTATTAGAGAGGTAAGTGATGCCTACATTGCCTCTATTAAATTATTTGGCCCAGCACTTAAAAACTTTGGTGGTGCTATTACTACAGCATTTAAATCAGGTACTAAATCAGTTCAAATATTTAAAGCTTCATTAGCTACAATTGGTATTGGTGCATTAATTATTGCTGTTGATTTACTTATCGAAAACTGGGATAAAGTATCCTCAGCATTAGGATTTGCTGCTGATGAACAAAAAGTATATAACGAGGCATTAATTGAGGCTGAAGCAGGAGTACAAGGTCAAATTTATGACCTAAACACATACAATGCTATAGTTCAGGATGTTACTGCCTCTGAAGGGGACAGAACATTTGCCTTAGAGCAATTAAATAAATTAGGTGTTAATACGGAAGATATTACACTTAACAATGTTGAAGCACTTGATGAG